TAGAAGAGGCCAGCGATATGACCGAAGGATCACAACAACTGGCCTGTACAGGTAACAACTGTGAGTTATAGTTTTATTGGGGAGCTTCGGCTCCCTTTTTTTGTTGCTCCTTTCTTCTTTCTTCCTCTATAATCCTCTCTGCTTGAACAGGCATTCTTATCCCTGCTTTTCTAAGCAGAAGCTGTAGTTCTCCCATTTGCTGCGGAAGAGCCGCATTAGATTTTTCTAACTTAAGAAGTTGTTCAAAGTACTTAGGATCTTGTAGAGCCTCTATCAAAACCCTTCTTGTCTGTTGACTGGGCAGTCTATCCATGACCTTAGAAAAAAGACTTGAAACTACTGCGGCTGCTTGAAGCGATCCCGGCCCTGAAGGTGCGACCATCGCTGCTGCTCTAACGCCGAACATCCTAGCAAAAACTTTAGCTGGGAGGCTAGCCTTAGTAAACCATTCGTTACTTCCTGTTTTACCTAAGTTCTGTGCCAACAGTTTTCTAGTTTTTTCTAGCTCAGACAATGCTTTTCTTTGTGCTGGAGTCAATACGTCATTAAAAGCAACCTGTAGATGGCGGTTTCCTGAAGACGACAAAATACTGCTCAGGCTAGACAGTTTATCCCCCTGTCCTGAAGTCATCTTAGAGACTATTTCCTGTAGAAACACGGCTTGCATCCCGCCTTCAACGCCTTCTTGTGACGCTACAGCAAAAATGTCCTGTATTTGTTTTCTAGAAAGATTCTTAAGAGATTTTATAATGTTTTCTGGATCAGCGCCTATTAGAGCAGCTACAGAAACTATATTTTTGTCTGTTGCCGTTTTAGCCCTTCCTTCTGACTTTGCTATTACCTCTGATAGAGTTTCTATTTCTCTGTTTATTAAACTTAAGTCTCTAGAAAGCTCTGGAAACTCCTGTAGCGTTTCTCCATACTGCTTAAAAAACGCTTTTCTTGCAGCAGGAGTTTCAGCTTCTGAAAACTTGAGCCACAACATTTCTTGTATTTGGTCTGTTAGTCCTCTAGCGGGAGGAATAGGAACAACTTCTCCTCTTTGATTAACAAAAGGCTGTTCTGCTGAAATAGCCCTCCTGACTTCTCCTATGTTTCTACCCGTTCTTATTACTCTGTCTAAAGCAGCTTCAGGATCAATTCTTAGAGCGTCCTGAGAATCAAAGTTTAAGTACTGCCCCAGCTTTCCTCTGTTGTAGGACTGTCTTATTAGCCTCGTTGTTTCTGCTGCCGCCCTGTAAGTTTCAGCGTTAGGGCCAGAGTCAATAAACTGCATAGAAAGCTCATCCAGCCTTCTCAGAGCGTCAGCACGAGTGTTGTTTCCTGCTGCTCTCGCGTCTCGCTGTTGCTGCAAAAGCCTAGACCTAAATCTTTGGAGACCTTCAAACGTGTTTATTCCGTTTTTAGCCCCAAAAGAAGGAAGCTCTTCCATAAAAAAACTTAAATCAGCATCAGAAAAACCTCTTCTTTTAAGCTGGTTTCTTAGCCTAAGCCCCATAAGACGAAACCTGTTACCGTCCATAGGAACCTTTTTATCAACCAAAGACCATAAACCCCTTTCGTATTCTTTTGCTCTTTCGTAGCTTCTTTCCAGAGCCTGTACGAACCGTTGACTTATATCAGAGCCTCTAGAGTCTGGTGGAAGCTCTGCCTCAATTTTTGATATTTCATTTTGAGCTAAATCAATGTCGCTTTCGATTCTGGTTAAAACATCGTTAGTTCGTCCGTTTAAAACGTCTAAGAACTTTTGTGGGTCTCCTGCTGCCGCTGCTGCTTGAAGCTCCTCAAAGACTTGCTCTGTTACTCTGTCTGACTGTCTTTCAATAATAGAAAAGATAACAGGATCGTTGTCTGCCACTTGTCCTATCATTTTTAAGATGCCGGGATCTTCTGTCAACCTAGCTGGGTCAATAAAACCAGCTTCAGGAACAGCAGACTCTAACACAAGTATGTTGTTAATTATGTTGTCTAGTGCTTGTTCAGCGTCTACAACATTTTCTGTAAGCTCGTTTGCTACTCTAAGCTCTGCTCCTGTTCTGGTAAATTGGTCTACAACAGAAGTCTTAAAAGCCCTAGCACTAACCCCTGCAACAGTAGGAGTAACGCCTCCCACAAGAGCAGCGCCTGTTTCTACGAGAGGGCTTTCGGTGTACTCTCTAGCAGGAGCCGCCGCTAATCCTGCTGTCGTTGAAGCAACCGTTTCTGATGTTACAAAACCGGGTCTTGTTACTGCTTGAGTTAGTGTATAAGTAGGGCTGGCTTTTTCAGTCACGGGAATTGACCCTCTGTAGTCGCCAGCAAGGGGGGTTTTACTTTTAACATTTCCTGTTACTTTGCTAGACTGTCGTTGGATAGCCCTCTCAGCAGCCTCTTTAGCCAGTTTTGCTCCTCCGTAGCCGCTAGACGCATACTCTGCTACAGTACCTACCATTCGCTCCATAGGAGTGTCTACAGCGGATGTAGGCGTAGTAGCCATTTCTACGGGGCGATACCCAGTAAGCTGCTCAGACAAAAAGTCAACTGCTGACGCTGGTGTCGCTGTTCTTATTGACTCAGGAGCGCCAAAAGCAGACAAGGCAAGGTTAATAATGTCAAAAGGAAGATTAGCTATTGAAACTGCACCTCTGTTTACTCCAGAAGCTAAAGCAGAAACAAACCCAGCTAGATCCCCTTTCTTTTCTCTTAGGTCTTCTACAACAGGGTCTTTTTCTGGTTTTTCTCCTTCGCTTGACATTAACAAGCTCTTTCTTTCTTCTGCTAGAAGGGCCAAATCATTAAGCATTTCCTGACGTTCTTCGTCAGTTTCGGCTGATTGAATTAGCTTGTCTAGCTCAACAATACCTTTTTCTACTTGCTTTAAATTAGCCATCTTAGAATCCGTATTTGTTTAAGATAGTATCTACTGCCGACGCTGAAGAAGCACCGCTCCCAGACAAAAACTGGTCGGTATATTTTTTAACTATTCTTTTAAGACTTCCCTTCTTACCACTTTGTATTTCTTTTTCTTCCTCTTCTGTAAAGGTTATACTGCCCATCGCTTCTACCCTTTCTCTTACCGTCTTAGGATCAACTTCACCAGAAGCTGCTTTAGACGCATAACTTACTAAAGCGGCTGACCGTATCAGTTTTTCTGCCGACCTTAGAGGGGAAGTAATTTCACCAAAGCCCGGAGTAAACATAGCAACGTAACGATCAAATTCGTCATCTTTAATGGCAGACCCTGAAAGTGTTCTAGACAAAACGTCAGGAATGACTTCTTGAAAGGCCGCTAAATTCCTAGCGTAATCAGTCTTAAACGGAATGAATGGGAGTGACTCACCAGCAGAGACAGTCAGCTTGGTATTAAAGTCGGACACGGTATCTAAATCATTAACAAGGGCTATAGCAATCCCGGCAGCGTTAGCAGCAAAAGGAAGCATCTTTTTATCTTGTGAAGATATGTCAGGAGCTAGTGTCTCTGCTGTTACAGACGGAGCCTCTACCAAATTAGCCTCATTAGGATAAACAAACTTATTATCTATAAGCACTTTACCGCCTAAAGTTGGATACCTTATAGGAGTGTTGTCTCCACCCACGACTAAAAAATCTCTCTGGCCTAAGGCTTTCCCGCTAAGCATATCAGTGAAGTCTGCGTTTCTTCCTACATAAAACCCGTCCTCAACGTCCTTGATAAAAGATTCTGGCATACCAGCTTCAGACGCTCTTGCAGATTGAGCTCTTATTTGTCTGTCCTCTTCAATACGGTCAACCTTTATCAGTTGTTTTTTTGTAATCACTTCTCTGCTTAACGCTAAAAGACCTTCTGCGTCATTTTGGAAAAGATCAATAGTCTCGCTGTCTATTTGAGCAGCTTCAGCAGCAGCTGTTGCTTTGTTCATGGCATCTACGTTAAGTTGTTGTTGTTGTTCTGCATCCGCAACACGAATCCTCATAGCTTCTAACTGTTCTGCTGAAGCATTGTCTATGTCTAAATTGCCCAAGCCGGGTATATTGGCTGCCCTGCTTTTTAGATTTACTCGTAGCGCCTCTGTCCTCGCCATTTGGGTTTTAAGAACAGAAGTTTCTTGGGCCAGTCCTGCCATTTGAAGTGCTTGCTCTGGATTTCCAGATGCAAGAAGTCCTTGGCTAGCTTGGTACAGCGCAGTAGGGTCTTGAGACTGTAGACCAGCGATGCCTGTTTGATAAGCAGACTGTGCAGCCCTACGCTGCTGCTCTGCTCTAATATTAGCAGGAATCTGTGACGCTCTCTCAGCGACGTTAGCAATCGCTTGTCCCGTCAACATACCGTATTGAGGGTTAGCTAAAGCCCCTAGTACTTGTTGTGAAAAACGTGGCATTAGTTATCTCCTAAAGATTAAAAAGACCTTCTACGGCTGTGTTTAATATGTTACCTACGCCCTGTACAACTCCCGGAACGATGCCGCCGACCAGATTAGCCTGACCCAAGCGTCCAGCCAAGTAAGCGTCGAGTCCAGACATAGCTGTTTCTCCGTAGAGACCAGCGCCCTGACGACGAGCAATGTCGGCAATAGAAACGTAAGGAGCCGCTGCGCCAAACATACCTAGAGCTTGCTGCTCTGGCAAGTAAGAAGCGCCCATAGCACCTAAGCCTAGCTGCTGTTGCATCTGTTGCAGACCCATGCCTTGTCCTGCTAGTTTAGACATAAGGCCAGCGTACTGCGTTCCTAGACCTGCCTGTTGCGCCTGTTCAGCTTGTCCTTGCTGTATAGCCATAAGCGCCGCTTGATTCTGGGCCTCTTGTCTGGCCTTTTCAAACGCTAGTTGCTCTGGAGTACCACCGTACTGTGCCGTTTGTACACCTAAGCGTCCTTGTTGAGCCAGACGCTCTTCTAGGGCTAGCTGCTGTCGTTGTTCTTCAGGCATCTGCATACCACGCATAAGGCCGTACAACTGCGCTTCCCGCATTCCAGTAGGCATAGCCGCTTGGTTCATAAACTGAGCACCTAATCCGCCAGCCATTTGACCTAACTGTCCTAGCTCGTTTACACCCTGAACAGGCTGAGTTAGGTAATAGTTGGCTTGTCTGCGTAAAACATCTTGTTGTGCTTGAGCAGCAGGGGACAGGCCTATGTTAAAGCCTCCCTCTGGCGTAGCCATTACCTGTGATGTTCCACTAGATACAGTGAAAGGACGGAAGGCAGTCATTCCCGGCAACTGTGTAGCCAACTGACCAGCAGCAGCTTGAGCCTGAGACCCAGCAGTTCCTAGTCCGGTATAGAGATCGCCTAAAGAAACGTCTGCCCCTAATATTTTATTCATTAGCCCAGAAATGCTAAGATCCATTAGACGTTACCTCCGTCAACTAAAATATTCATAGTGTTTTACCCATCAATGCTAATACGTTAATTTCTTGAATTGAAACTTCTGATCCGTTCATCTGAGCCTCTAAAGACACGGTAATAATGGAACCACCGCCAGATGTGTTTATAGACTTTCTAGTAATGGAAGTACCTCCAGAGAACTCCGCTATGTTGTACTCAGAGCTTTGGTTAAAGAAAGCAATAGAACTAGTGTCCGCTCCTAACGTAAACGACTGAGCCTTGTATATATCAGATAAGTCGTAAGCCCACTTTAAGAATACTGTCTCTGTTCCTCCGCCAACAATCGTTGGTCTGAGCTTCTTGAGGAATTTTGTCTTAGACGGGTCACCAAACGTTAATCCGGGACTAATGTACTTAAACAAGTAAGACTCTCCTTCGTCTAAGTACGTATCGTAAGTACCTATTCCAGAAGTAGTGCCTGTGTACAGAGTTCCGTCGTTTTTCCTGTGCCACGCCTCAAACTTACTTCCCGGCCATCTAGTGGCTCGAAAGGAACCGTTCTCTAGTCTTCCCCTCAAGTCAAAACAAAAGGTCGTGTTTTCAGCAGGAAACGTAATCAAGTAAAAAGCGTTCTCAGGGCTGTACACGGAGTTTGTCGGTTGAGTCCTGTTTTCTATCAGTGCTGTTAAGTCTGACTTGACGTTCCTGCTCAGGTCTGACAGAGGCATAGACTTCTCTTGTATTGTGCGTCCTAAGCTCCTCAATCCACCGTGTGACAAGAACAGTACATCAGTCCCTATGTGCTGTATAGAGTTCCTACAGATGCACCCAACGCCAGCTACGGTATCTGTGATGGCCATTGTTGCTGGTGATCCTGCTCCACCGTACACAATAATACTGTGCTCACCAAAGATAATCAGAGAGTTATTGTGTGCAGCTAAAGCACGTATCTCGTCGTAACCATCAGGCCAAGCCTTTTCTACGTTAATAGAACCGCTAGAACCTCCTGTCCAGCTAGAGCCTATCAGCAAATCAGACCAGTAAATAGTGTTGTTGTCAGTTGCTGTTCCTACGCACCACAAACGTCCGTAAGCAGCTATAGCTTCGTGACAGTACTGCGCTGAAGATACAGAAGCGCCAGCAACAGAAGACATCTTAGTAACTGCTCCTAGTGAATTTGTGTATACTAGAGGCTCATACCCACGCTGGAAGAAGTAAGCACCGTCGTTAAAGTTAACTATTTTCCAGTTGTTGGCTGTAATTGTATAAGAGGCAGGAGTCTCGTCTACAAGTGTAGCGGTACCAGACAGGATCTTGTTGTTACCTGTGCTGAACAGCTTTTCGTTTCCGTCAGAATCATAAAAGTGATGAATCTTATGTATGCGATCAGATCCTAGCTCTGTTGCATCTGTTGTAATTAAGTTAATTCCTTTACGTGCAGCAATGCGTCCACGCTTGTCGATAACAGCGTTGTCTGCAACTTCAGCAAACGAAGGATCCTGTGCTAACGGCGAATCTTCTGAGTTGACGCCTTTAAACGCAGGAGCTACTAAGTTAATACTCTGTAGAGGCTGGGACATTATTGTTCCTTATGGAGTATACCAGATGGTTTCATCTGGATGCTTCTGGGCGTCTAGCGCAATAGCGTCAGATAAGTAGTTATCAGCAATAGCAAAGTACTCAGGAGCAGATGTTCCTCCTGTCTCACCACGCTCACGCGCTAGCAAAGCAATAGCCAAATGAAGAACCGGAGCAGAAGGAATAACCAACTCATCTACATCAGCACTTAGCTCAGGGTTTCTAAATACGCAGTTGAAACGAAGGGCATAAACACCGTCAGGCTTAGGGTATACGTCTATTTGAGTATCTCCGTTGTTGTTAACTCCGTTGTACGTGTAGTACTGAGGCGAGCCGCTAACGGGGTTTTGGTTGAGGTAGTTATCATCAAACCATGTAGCTGGACGGTACTCCATAAAAATATTAGAGGTATCGTTAATAACATTGAGCGCCTTGACACGGTTTTGGCTTCC